ACTGGTACTACTGGTACTACTGGTACTACTGGTAATACTAGCTACACACAGGCAGAGTTAGATAAAATACGGGCTGAAGCAGCAAAACTGCAAGCAGAAATAGCAAGACAACAAAGCGTAGAGGCATATAATCAATCAATTTCAGAAAGAAATTCGATATCAAAAAGCGTGTCAATTTCTAAATCACTAAGCGCCTGTCAATCTTATTTTTTGTCGCGTGATGCATATAATCAATCAATTTCAGAAAGAAATTCAATATCAAAAAGTGTGTCAATTTCGCAATCAATAAGCGGAAGTATTCGCGCATCCATTTCAAAAGCATCATATAGTCAATCAATTTCAGAAAGAAATTCTATATCCAAATCAATATCTGAAGATACAAGAATAAGAACCGAGGCCGCACGAATTGCGGCAGAATCAGCAAGACTGCACTCTATAAGCGTAAGAAATTCTATATCACAAAGTGAATCAATTTCGCAATCAATAAGTGGAAGCATACGCACATCTATTTGGAATGCATCATATAGTCAATCAATTTCAGAAAGAAACTCCATATCAAAAAGCGTGTCAATTTCGCAATCAATAAGTGGAAGCATACGTACATCCATCTGGAATGCGTCATATAGTCAATCAATATCAGAAAGAAATTCAATTTCTGAATCAATAAAACTAAGCCCATCAATAAGCAGGGTTAAAAGTCTATCGGAACAATTGTCAACGCAGATCGCTAACGCGGAACGTGCGCTACAAAATGCAAAAACCGAAGAAGAAAAAGCACGTATTAATCGCTCCCTGTCCGTTGCTGTCGTAGCCGCGCAACAAGATGCATTGAGTCAAAGCGTCGCGGTGTCATTGTCACGCCGGTTAGAAACTCTAAATCAAGAAGCCCAAGAAAAAGCTCAACTAAAACAAGAACAACTCGAAAACGAAATTAACAACGAACAACAAATTTTAATTGATAAATCAAGGTCTCAAAGTATTAGTCAAAGCGAAAGCATGTCTAAAAAATTAGAAGACATGTTGTCAGATTTAATTGCGCTAGAAAACTCCAAAAACCCAGAAGACAACATAACGCAAGCACCGGTTGCGCCAACAGACGACAATATAGAAAATTCGCTAAGCATAAGCCAATCAATTTTTGAAGCGCAATCAAAAAGTATAAGCACAAAAAACTCTATTAGCGAAAGCATAAGCGCAAGCATAAGCAGCGAAATAAGTCAAAGCGTAGCTACGTCAATATATAATTCTATAAGCGCAGAAAATGCTGCGTCAATTGAATTAGAAAGACGGCGGTTATCAAAGTTAGAAAACGACATATCAACATCAATTTATAATTCAATAAGCCATTCAAATTCAGTTTCTGCCTCAATATCTAATGATGTTTCGTTGCTTTTGTCAATTTCAGAAAGAATTTCATTATTAACAAAAACAAGCCCAGAGGTTAGTCAAGGCGTGTCTACATCAACAAGTACAAGTCAAGATATTCTTGCATCTATCAGCCTATCAGTTTCAGAAAAAATTTCATTATTAACAAGCCCAGAGGTTAGTCAAAGCACTTCTGCGTCAACAAGTACCAGTCAAGATATCTCTACGTCTACCAGTCCAAGCATCTCTACATCTACCAGTCAAGATATCTCTACGTCTACCAGTCCAAGCATCTCTACATCTACCAGTCAAGATATCTCTACGTCCGTTAGTGTTAGTCAAAGTATTTCAGCGTCTATTAGCGTTAGTCAAAGTATTTCAGCGTCAGTATCAATAAGCACCTCTAAATCAACTTCTGTTTCTTATAAATTAGAACAAGAACTAAGCCGACTGATGGTAACAACCAGCACCAGCCCGGAGGCTACAACCAGCACCAGCCCGGAGGCTACAACCAGCACCAGCCCGAAAGTATCTGTTACAATAACCCCGGAGATCTTTATTACAACGCCATCGCCAACAACGACGACGCGATCCTTGCCACCGGTTACAGATCCAACGGTTCCACCAGTTACAACACCCAAGCCACAAGTTACAACATCCGAGCCACAGGCTACAACAACCAAACCGCCAACCACAACCAAACCGCCAACCACAACCAAACCACCAACTACAATTCGCTTGATTCCTGTGGTTACGCCGAAACCCGAGCAATCAGATCCGCCAGATGTAAGTGTGCCGCCCCCAGAAATACCGCCATGGGACTTTTTTAAAGCACCAAATTATTTACGTCCATTTGCTAATACATTAACAAATTTCGGATTAGAAGCACTTATAGGAGCTGCAAATGATGCAAAGTCGAGGAATGGGCAAAATTCGCCCACAAAAACAACCTAAAGTTAAAACACGGCGTGACAGCGCCACTTTTTTAGAGTATGCTGAGGGTGGTGGCGTGTCGAAGGTCAACGAAGCAGGCAACTACACCAAGCCGGGGATGCGAAAATCACTTTTCAACAGTATTAAGGCGGGAGGCAAAGGCGGCGCGCCGGGGCAGTGGTCAGCGCGCAAAGCACAGATGCTCGCTTTAAAATACAAGCAAAAAGGCGGAGGGTACCGTGATTGAACGTCAATTTAATATTAATGAGCTTATGTTATCAGAAGATATAATGGAGTCAACAATTAAATATTTAAATGCTGTTGCGTTAACCCTGCCGGAGGGCAGTTATTCAAAACATGCCGTCAATTGTGCTATTAGAGACGAAGGCCCATGCACGTGTGAGGCTGAAGAAATACAAGAGGAGGAAGCTCAAGAACTCGCACTGTTAGAAAACCCCTACGAAGAAGAAGCCGAAGAGGAAGCGCGAGACTGCGGAATGTGGGGAGATCCCCATGAAGAAGAAACGCCGGACGCAATCTTTTAATTTAAAGCACACACAAATGAAAGCCCCGCAACAAAGTTTGAAAAATTGGACTGACCAGAAATGGAGGACACGCAGTGGGAAACCTAGCACACAAGGTGCGAGCGCTACTGGTGAACGTTATCTCCCGGCGGCGGCAATTAATGCTCTTACACCTTCTGAATATGCGGCAACAACAAAAGCAAAACGAGCCGGAAAAAGCGCGGGGAAACAATTTGTTAAACAGCCAAAAACCATCGCGGTAAAAACGGCGAGGTATAGATGAGCACAACGGGTTCAGCTACATTTGATCTTAATTTTAATGAGATTGCTGAGGAATCTTATGAAAGGTGCGGGCATGAAATGCGCACTGGATATGAATTGCGCACAGCCCGACGCAGTTTAAATTTATTGTTAAGTGAATGGGCAAATAGAGGAATTAATTTATGGACCATAGAACAAGGGTCAATACCGCTATATGCCAATCAAATTACCTATCCAATACCCAATAACACGGTAGATTTATTAGAAACAATTATTAGAACGGGTGCGAATGCAAATCAAACCGATATAAATATTACAAGAATATCAGTAAGCACATACTCAACAATTCCAAATAAATTGGCTACAGGCAGGCCGATCCAAATTTATATGGATCGCCAAGGCGGACAGACGTATACGTTTACAGCAACGCTTGCAGAAAGTATTACAGCAACTCAAACAACCGTTCCCGTTACAACTCTTGTAAGAGTTCCGTATGCGGGGTATGTTAAAATTCAAGATGAGGTAATGTATTATTATGGCACAAGTACTTTGGCAGAAAATCAAGCAACAGGCAACGCATCATGGCCGACGCTTAATAACGTGGTGCGCGGACAAAATAACACGGTTGCGGACGCTCATTTAGACGGAGAAGCAATTGCAAACACAAATTTTGCAAATGTTACAGTGTGGCCCGCCCCAGATCAGGGATCAATAAGCAATCCGTATTACACATTGATATATTGGCGGCTACGCAGGCTGTATGATGCAGGCAGCGGTGTAAATGTTGAAGACGTTCCGTTTCGTTTTCTAGAACCGATGATTAGCGGTTTGTCGTGGCGGTTGTCATTAAAAGTTCGTGGCGGGTTAGAACGAACGCAAATGTTAAAATCGCAATACGATGATGCGTGGCAGCTAGCCATGGAAGAAGACAGAGAAAAAGCGTCAATTCGTTTTGTCCCAAGACAATCGTTTTTAGGGTCTTAGCAATGCCAAATAAATTTGCTAGCGGCAAATACGCTATCGCACAATGTGACCGATGCGGGTTTCGATTTAAACTTAAACAATTGCGGCAATTAGTAGTAAAAACAAAAAAGGTCAATATACTTGTGTGTGGTGAATGTTGGGAAGAGGATCACCCGCAGTTACAATTAGGAATGTACCCTGTCAATGATCCGCAAGCTGTGCGGAATCCTCGGACAGACACAAACTCCTATTATCAAAGCGGGTATACGGGAATGCAATTGACAGATCAAATCGGCTCAAGTAACATCTTTACAGGTGTTCCGGCTGACGGAAATCGTGTAATAGGCTGGGGGTGGAATCCAGTGGGTGGCCCAAGAGATTTTGATGCTTTGTTAACCCCAAACCTTCTTGTTGGTCTTTCTGTGGTAAACAATGTTACTATTACGTAGGGGCAGTTATGAAACAAGATATGAACAATCGTATGATGAAATCGGCGGTACACAAGCATGAGCGTAACATGCACCCTGGCAAACCCGTAACAAAATTGCGCAAAGGCGGGCCAACCGGAGAAATGATGCGCACAATGGGGCGAAACAAAGCACGGGCACAAAATCAGGGGAGCAAATAATGCCAAAATATTCTATGAAAATTGGTGGTAAAGAAGTTGGCTCAGCAGAGGTGTATGCTCCGCCGCACACCATGACTGGCAAAGAAGTTCGTGTAGAATTAAACCCTGGCAAAACGATGCCTTACAATCATAGGCCCGACTGGACCCCAACTGCGGGCGTAGCGATTAATCCAAACTCACAAGTTAAAACTTCAGGCATGAAAATGCGAGGAACAGGCTGCGCAACTAAAGGCACAATGTCAAGAGGCCCAATGGCATGAACTGGGGCGAGCTAAAAACGCAAATTCAAGACTATATGGAAACAACGTTTTCCGTGACAAGTCTTACTGCGTTTGTTACGCACGCCGAAGAAAAAATTTACAACGCGGTGCAATTCCCCAGTTTAAGAAAAAATGTTACAGGCTCGTGTAGTGTAAATAATAAATTTTTGGCCTGTCCGCAAGACTTTTTAGCAGTATATTCTATAGCGGTTATTGACCAAGATCAATCTTATAATTTTTTGTTAAACAAAGATGTAAGTTTTATACGAGAAGCCTTTCCATTTGCTTCAGGGGCGGGGAATACAGGCAGACCCTATGTGTATGCGTTATTTGGGCCAAATTACCCTGACGCACCAAATCAATTAGTGTTTTTGTTAGGCCCAACACCAGACCAGCAATATTCGTTTGAATTGAATTATTTTTATTATCCGCAATCAATTACATATAATAATATTGATGCAACTACAACTTGGTTAAGTGTAAATTTTGACGTTGTGTTGTTATACGGCGGTTTGGCAGAAGCGGCCGTATTTATGAAAGCGGAAGCAGAGCAAATTAATTATTTAAACGCGAAATTTCAAGAAGCTCTAACGCTAGCAAAACGTCTTGGCGAAGGCTTAGAGCGACAAGATCAATACAGATCGGGGCAGGTAATAGATAAGGTGGCGTAATGATTACGCAGACAATGTGCACAAGTTTTAAAGCAGAACTAGCACAAGCGCTACACAATTTTACAAACGGAACGGGCGATGTTTTTAACTTGGCGTTGTATACCGCAGGGGCGGATCTCGGGGCACATACCACCGAATACACCGTACAGGGTGAGGCGAGTGGAACCAATTACTCCGCCGGAGGGATTAGTCTTCAAAACATTACTCCAACATATTCGGGAACCACGGGATACTGGTCTTTTGAAAACGCGACATTTAACAACGTAACTCTGTCTTGTAATGGCGCGTTAATTTATAACGCCAACAATATGCGAGCCGTGTGTGTTTTAAATTTTGGTTTTACAATCACCAAGAATGCTTCCGACTTGGTTATTGTTTTTCCCCCAATGGGAGCACAAAATTCTATTTTAAGGATTGCATGATGGAAAAGGTAAAAATGAACGATATATGCAGCAGCGGGTTGATTGCAAACACTCAACAAGGTGAGCAACCAAAGGCTTCTGGAGTGTTTGAGGTTGAGTGCTATGACTCAAATAACAATCTTAAGTGGTTTGAGCGCATGGACAATTTGGTGGTCAATGTTGGTTTGCAATATATGGCAGGCACGGCGCTCGACGGAACCACATCAAGAATTACCCAATGGTATCTTGGGTTGTGGGGTGCGGGTGGATCAAACGATCCGGCGGCGGGCAATACTATGGCATCCCATGGGTCTTGGACAGAAAACACTAGTTACACTAATGCCACGCGGCCCCAAGCACAATTTGCGCAAGCGACCACTGCAAATCCGTCGGTAGTGACAAACACTAACAATAAAGCATCGTTTACGATGAATGCCGCAACCACAGTAGGGGGCGCCTTTTTAACAAGCGACTCTGTCAAAGGCGGCTCATCAGGCACGTTGTTTTCAGGCGCCGATTTTTCTGGTGGAGATCGTTCAGTGGTTAACGGCGACACGATTCAAGTCACCTACACTTTTAGCCTAACCGCATAATGGCTTTCGTTGTTAAAGATCGGGTACTGGAAACAACAACCACTACGGGCACGGGCGCGGTAACGCTTGCCGGTGCCGTAGCGGGTTTCCAAAGCTTCGCCGTTATTGGTAATGCCAACACTACGTTTTACGCAATTGTCGAAACGACAGGAACAGCGTGGGAAGTGGGTCTTGGGACGTACACATCTTTGGGCACAACGCTTGCTAGGACGACGGTTTACGATTCTAGTAACAATGGCAATACGGTAAATTTTGGTCAGGGCGTTAAAAATGTTTTTGTTACGTCTCCTGCATTTGCAAGTGTTTTCGGTCCAGCGTCTAGCACTGACAATGCGATAGCGCGTTTCGATGCAACGACTGGCAAGCTGCTGCAAAATTCAGGTGTAACTATTGATGACAATGGGGTTATTAGAGCGCCCGTAGTAGGCTCTTTGATTCCTTTTTATTTTAATGAGACCGCAGATTTCCCTGGCGCCGGAAGTTATCACGGTGCGATAGCGCATGCGCACGACCCGGGGCGAATGTACTACGCGCATAAT